TCTGCTTCACTAATTTGAGCGAAGTTGGATTTAGCTCTGTTTCTATTACATTCAACGATTATGTTTTGCGTATATTGAGACATTCTTTCTTTATAATAAGATATTATTTTTATGAAGAAAGCAATAATTAAAAATGAAAAATTATGAAATTACCCACACAAACAACCAATTATTATATGATTAAACAAATGGTCGTTTCGGTGGGTAATTAGGCAGAGACCATGACTTCACCATTCTTAATAGTCATAGTGCGTTCGACATTAGCCCAGACACGGAGAGTGCGTGCCTGATTTTCTCCGTTAGTGCGGTGGTATGTCTTAGTAATCTGGATAGGTTTCACACCGACCTGAGTGCCAGCTCCAAGAGCGTTCACGCCAGTTGTGGAAAGGTCTAAACCTGTATAATGCTGAGTAGCATTCAAGTGTCCTGCGGTTAAGTTATATCCTTCAACAGCGACATTAGGAGCGATTGTTTCCTGATTAAGTGCTCGGTTAGCGACTGCTTTATCTGTGTCGTTGTCCTGTGAATATAAGATGCTTGGGACACGAAGAGGTCTACCCATAGCGAAGCGGAGTTCATTCCACTTGCGTGGAGGGGCAACAAGGTTGCGGTCGAAGACACGGCTATCGTTAACACGGAAATTGAGTTCATCAGGTACACGACCTTCACTAGCGATGTATTTACCGAATAAACCGACAGCCTGAGACTTTTCGTCAGTAATGGTCGTGAACTGGTCTGCTAAGAGGAGTGAGCGAACATTTCTTCCAGAGACAGCGATTTCACGCTCGACACGCTGTTCGCTTACATTTGCCCCAGTTGGATTGTCGATTTGTGGAGTTTGACTTTCTGTGAGGATTAAGTCCTCATATAAGAAGGCTTCACCACTCTGGGAAGCAATCTGGGAAGCACGAGCATTCATGGTATCATCGTTATAATAGAGGTGGTCGCTTACAAACTTGATATTAGAGAGTGATGGGCTGGCGAGCTTGCTTTCTCCTGAACCTGCGGTCTGGCAAGTAATTGTGCCTAGCTGTGCGTCGGCTGTCTGCTTGTTCCAACGGAGGCGAATGTATACCTGCTCCTTCATAGCGAAGAGAGGAAGGGTGCGAAGAAGCATAGCAGGGAATAATTGACTCAACTGGACGGCGAATACAGGAGTAGTCGAGGCAACAGCCGTAGGACGAATAAACTCAGGGATAGTGGCTGTGGTGGCATTAGCGTTGTATGTAATATCCCTAAAAGAAATCTTTTTCTCCCCATCTTTCTGTCCCCATCGGTCGCCAGTAGCACCAACTTTCACCATATCAACATAGGCTCTGTGTTCTGGGCTATCAAGCTGGCGGACTAGGGTTTGTCTGTGGGCGTATTTCTGGTTAGACATAACTACCTTAGTGCCGATTTGAAGCTCACAACTATCGATAAGCGAGTGAATGCCAGTCATCATAGGGAAAAAGTGGGAGGTAGGTGCTTCGACGGCGAGCTGTACGAAAGAGCCACCATCAAGAATACCATTCATGGGTATCTGGAAAACACATTCGCTATCGGTGTTGGTGATTGGGTCAAGAACTTCTGTGCGGATTTCTAATGATTGGACGGAAGGGTCTGGTTTTAAATCGAAAGAGGCTGGTAAACTATCCATTTTTTATATTATATGGAAACATAAAAAATTAAAAGAAAAATTATTTTAATCTAATTAATTCGCCTTAACTCATCACCATAATTCCCTGAGGAGAATATTGAAGAGTATTCTTGGCTAATACATAAGTATAGACTGCGTTTGGTGAGTTTTCTACGCCAGCACCGCTGTTAAGTGAAGACTGAATGCGAGTGGCATAGTTCTGTCCCCTGAATGAAACACCGAACTTGGAAACATTATCTAATGCGACACCAACACCGAAGTTGCGTTTGCCAGCATCAACATAAGTTAAGTTCTGTGGAAGCTCATCATCATATAAAGTCATCTGTTTACCACCAAAGCCGATGCCCTGATTAGTGTTGTAGAGGCTGAATAAATTGTAGAGAGGACGGAAGGCATTAAGGAAATTGATGAGGACACCAGTTTCAGGGCGAGCCTCAGCAGACTGGGTTTCAGTATCCAACTCATAATCGAGGGCGAGTTTAACACCACCACGAGTGAAAGATACTTTATCGAGGTCGACCTTAGCATCATACTGATTAGTCGCCGTAGATTTGTTGAGGAGCATATTAGTCGCAAAACTATCGTGAGAGTAGTTGTTGGCGTGAGACACAGGAAGGAAATTGTGGATAACACTAAGAGCGTTGTTTGAAGCGAGATTATATTGCTGAGTGCTGTCGCTGGAATTGATAACAGAATAGAGCGAGTTGAAGCTGTTGTAGGTGAAAGCTCCTGAACCAGCAACAGCGAGAGCCTGCTGTCCTTCGGCATCTGGTACAAGGAGGTCAGCTGTGAGCGTAATATCCTTCAACTGATAGAATGCTCCTAAACCAGTTCCAGCATCAGCTCCTGATAAGACCATCTGGTCTGGGGCTAATTCAATCTGGATATTGAGACCACGCACGCCATTTGTTCCTAATGGAATGGAAGTTCCTGATTGGAGAAGACCAGCATAGATGGGAATTGAGAAAGACACCTCGTTGTTAACTGAGAGGTTGCCAGCGTCCTGAATACCCATAGCTAATGAAGTTAAGGAAAGCTCATTCATAAAAGTTTCTGGGCTGGATACGGAAGGAAGCATAGAAGCAACAAGGCGACCATATTGGCGAATTGACTCTAATGTTTGACCTGTTTGCTCGCTCGACATAACTACATTTTGAATGACCGAGTTAACACCGATGCGGTCGTTTAACTGAATGTTGACCTCGCCTCCGCCTTTGGCGTTGTTGTTATCAGGGAGAGCTTTGTTCGCGGTATTAACACGAAGAGTTCCGTTAAGGCGGACACTAGAAGCCTTTAAAAGCTTGTTGGCGGAGGCAACCTGAATAGTAATAATTGGATTACCTTCCTTAAATGAGTAGGTATTATTACTTGGCTGATTGTTGGGCGTGATTTCGACCTTTTCGACTTGAACGATATTCATTTTTTATATTATATGAAAACATAAAAAATTAAAAGAAAAATTATTTTAATAAAACTTAAACTATCACGCTTACTCCGTCCTTATTAATAATTAAACGGCGTTTATGGAAAATGAAGTTATTAAAGAGTTTCTCCTGAGTGGCTGTGCTATTGTAGTCAACACGAAGCGAGAGTGATTGGTCTTTGAGATTGAAGACTTGTCCGTATCTGCTAAAACCACGACCGATGGCGAAATGTCTAGCGATTTCATGAAGGTTGCGGACTGGTTCATTAATATTGAGGATAGCCTTTTGAAGTTCGCTAATATGGATAGCCTCACTCTTTCTGTCGTTGGAAGTGAGTGCCTGAGAGTATCGCTCTAATGGGACAACACGAGAAGGAATTAAATGTGTACCGAATACGAACTGATAATTGCGTGCGTCATCAGGAGTGGCGACGAGTGAACTGACGCTAAGGTCTCTTGTCTTGCCTTGATTGAGTGGCTGAGATAAGCAGGATAATGCTCGTGTCTGCTGGGCTGGGATTAAGGCAGTAGTGAGACCAACCTTATTGCTCTGGTTGTGGCGATAGAGTGTGTAAGTATCGTAATCCATCTGTAATCCACCCTCGCTCATAGCATTTCGCATAATTGCGTCATTATATTGCTCTGGTGGTTCAACTTTCAAGCATTTCATTTCTAAATCGCTGATAGTGTAAGAAACGCCTTCAACTGAGCCAGTTCCAACAGCACCAGCAACTCCATCTGCCTTAGTGAAGACACCAGAGTGAGAGACAGCACGCTCGCTAGGCTTAACATATACGAGAGGAGCGTCTCCAATTACATAAGTGTTAGTGAGACCAGTAGCAGGGGCACGCTGAGGCACATACTCCACACCGAGAGCAGTTCCGTTTATGTAGAAACCTGTAATAACACCAAGCAACTCGCCATCACCTAGCTGAGCCCCAG